TCTAGGAATATATTGAATTACTGATCCAGTACCCGCAAAATCATCACCTGAGTTATCCTTTACAGATCTAAAATCTAAAACATCAGATAATCTAACAGNGCCGCCTGTTTCTAAATTATAGTATGGAATCTTATCATATTCAAGATCTGGATACGAAGCACCACCAGCAAAGTAATCTCCAGCGCTATGATTAAAACTATCAAAGGTTACTACAATATTGCCTGCAGGTGTAGCAGCACCTCCTCTTAATTTACCAGAACCTACATCGTAAAAATTATCTCTTTGACCGTTATCAAAAATAAATCTATGGGTAATATCTTCACTTGTAGTACTATCTACAACGCTGGTAAACTTATAAATGTCATGATGAGATAATTTAAACACTCCATTAGTAAGTGAAAGAGTTTGAGTACGACCTGTAACTAATGTTTTAGTTTTTCTTACGCCAGTCTTTCTTTCATATCCGAACAATCTTACTGTGCCGTTAGTTAACCCAGTAATAGTAGCCGAGCTAGTTGGAGTACCTGATACAGTGGGCGGAGAAACAAGATTGTTACTATTAGCAACTTCTTCTACAATCCACTGCTCTTGATCTGCAAAGGTATTGCCGCCTGTAGAGAATGTAGCAGAGTTTCCGGATGCAGTTGCCGTATAGACCTTACCAACATTGAATGTTACAGTTCCATCGGTCACTGTACTAACTCTACCTGGCATTGGAAATAAAAGATTATTTTCAAGCTTATCAATTAAATCATAGTTAGTATTAATCGGTACTAGATCACCATAGCTTGAAGAGCTTGTACCTACACTTCTAGCATTATTGATTGAGTTAGTACCATACATTTCTACATCAAAGACATGTAATCTAAAATCGTTATCAAACTCATCAATGTTTCTAATTCTTGCTCTACCAATAGCGTTACCGGAAGTAGCTGTACCGCTATAGATACCCACTGAATCAAAACCGTTTATAGCGTCTAACAAACCTTTTGTATTTGAACCATCAGTAAGGAAGTAGTTACCATATCTTGCTGAAATAAATTCATTACTTTTAGTTGTAATATCATTTACTAGATCTCTTGGTTTTGCAACTTTAATTGGCGCAAGGTTTTGCTTTTGATAACGCTTACCGTTTACAAACGCAGTACCGTCAGAAACTTGGTATAGTAAATAATCAGCGCTATCTGGGTCTGTAGATACAGTTAAGTCTAACTTACCTAATCTCTCATCTACAATAAAGTTACCTGTAGTATCGTATGCTCTATTGTAAATTATACCTCCGACTGCCGCAAGTACATTATCTGGAGTGTTTACATTTACAACATAGCCTTCGTTTAATTTCATCAAAGGATAGAAAGTCTTACCGGCAGTCTTATCTGCTTCCTTTTTAAGCGTAAGAGTAATTCTTAATCTATCAGCTCCTGGAGAAGTGAGATTAGGAGTAGCTCCTGAATTATCATACAGAGCGACATTGTCTGAAGTATTATAGATCTCTTGAGTTACCTCAAATCCTACAGTGCCGTTAAAGTTAGAATTAAACTTATCTAACACTAATGACTGTTTTTCAACAAATAGTAGATGACCTGCTGCAAAGGTATTAAACTCAGGTACTTCTAGGAATGAAGCATTACCAGTAGCGTCTTGTACTTGCTCATCTGTTGATACATTTAACTCATAGGAAGTAGAACTAATAGTAGCTGTTAGAGTATCAGCTGGATTAAATTTAACCGATACTGTAGTATCTGCAGAGCTAGTAGAATTGGCATCAATATATTTTACCAATAAAGTATTATAAGCATCTGTACCTACAGAGTTATTAACAGTAGTAGAAGGAATAACAGCCTTAACTACAGCTTTTACTCCAAGCTGATTAGCAAATGTTTGACCTACAAAAACGTCATAACCTACAGGAAGAGTTTCTACTCTTACGAAACTAATAGGATCGTTTGCACTGTTTGAAGTGCCGTAAGAGGTATTAAACAATCCCCCTGGTTTGAACATAAACTTAGCAATACGTTCAATTTCTTTTTGAATAATAGTTTGTGATTGAGTTAGTTCTCTAGCTTGTAACGCTCTACCATTGTTAAAAAGAATTCTATGGTAGTGATCACTATCTCTGTAATCATCGTTGTAGACACTAAGAAATGTATTTTCGTTTACTGTAGTTGCCATGATTTATCCTTATAGTCTTACTACAACTTTAATATCTTCTGTCTGCTGCGGGTCACGAGCAGTAGCTGATTGATTACTTACAAATAGAACTTCTCCTGAATATCTATCTACATCAGGAGCAATATTAGCTGAATCAATAGTCATACTACCAGCAAACTTGCCAGGAACAGTAATTGCTTCTCCATCTACAAACTGAGTAAATCCTGTCTCTTCAGTTTGATGATACCAAATAGTAGCACTATCATCGTTCCATACCATATAACCTGCAGCGTTACTATCCGTACCGTAAATGATAGGATCGTCATCAAACTCTAATTGATATTCACCGGAAGCTTGTAAATAGTCTCCGTCCCCAAAAGCGAGATTAGCTTTCATTCTGCTTAGGGCTGTTCCTGCTTCTGCAGTGAATAGAGTGCCGTTTGCACTATCAGTTCTAATATTTTTAATCAAACCAATCTGTCTATAATCTTGATCTACAGGCCATGTTGGCTCATTATTTACGTCTACTCCCCCTACTGGCTTAATGTTAAACATTAATGAAGTAGATCTTAAGTCTCTACGAGCATCTGCTCCCATACCATCTCTAGGACCAAAGACAGGAGCAATAACAGCGTCAGAACCTCCAGCCTGTAAAGTAGCAGAGCTTACCGCGACATTTGCATACTTATAACTAGAACCTTGGTCTGATATAAATGAAATAGCTGCAGCATCAGGACTATCTCCAACTTCAACTGCTGCTATAGAGTTGTTAATTGGGTTAAGAATAGCATACGCCTTTGCGTTTGAACCATCCCCTATAATTGTAAGTGCTGGACCTACTTTGATACCTGAGCTATGAACTGTACCAGAATACGGCCCGCCAGGAGTAATTACTCGGTATCCTATAATTTGTCCAGGAGTAGCAGCATTTTGAACTGATAGTTGAGAAAATCTAGGATCAGTAGGTGCAGCGGAATCAACAAACTCAACTGGCATAAAGTTAGTAGTTAAAAAGTTATTAGCAGCAGTAGTTGTAATAGTATACAGATACTTCCATATATATCCATCAGTTTCTGGTACAAGAGCGGTGTTAGTATGATCTGGTTTTACAGTAGATGTCTTAGCTGTACCGTCACTGTTCTTACCTTTACGAATGCAAATATAAACTTTATTTTCATCTGTTCTTACATAATAGGTATTTTGAGGTTGGCCAGCAACAGCATCACTATACTGATAATATTCTTTGTTAGCAGACCAATCATAATCTGGACCACCAGGGATTACAAAAGAAAGATTCTCTGCAGCTTTTACTGACTGAAGATTATATCTAAACAGTCTTTCTTCTCTATCATGATTGTCAGCAGCTGTAGTATTGGGTACTACATCAGTTTGCGCTGCAGCTTGCCATTCTTGAGAACGACCCACACCAATATAATAATAGTTATTAGAATCGCCTAGATTAGCTGTATTAAACTCATCAAAGATAGTCTGAGCTAATTGTAGTTTAATTTTATCTGTAATTATCGCTGCCATTGTTATGCCCTATTAAGAAATTGTATAGCCTTCACCACCTATGACACTCCACTGAGAGCCATTCCAAATAATCATAACCGTATCATTTGGTGATAGTGCAATACTAGTTCCTTGAGAAAAATTAGTTGGAGTAACAGTTGTAGTATTAGCTCCATCATGAGTAAATACTTTTACTTCACCTATAGTTGTTCCATTATCTACTGTAGCAACAATATTAGATGTTGCTATGCTTTGAATATAACTTACGTTTTCTGATACAGTACTTGTAGAACTGATAGTACCGCTTATATATGCAAGTTTACTAACTCTTACAGATCCTGAACCTTTAGGGTTAAGGTCTAAATTAATATTTGTATCAGTAGATCCTACCGTAGAAATAATAGGAGAATCAGGAGAAGCTTTGCTCTCAACTTTTAATCTATTTCTAACATTTGCTGTATCTGTAAATGATAATACTGGATGGCCATTAGAATCTGCTAACCACTCTTGAACGTTAGCTCTCTTAAGAGTAGGAAGATTTAATGTTTTGTTACTAAGATTTTGAGTATCTGTTGTACCTACAACTACTCCAGAAGGAATAGTTTTACGACTTGCAGATCCGTCAATAATCCCAGAAGCATTAGAAAGAACAAAACTAGATGTAGCAATACCTGAGAAAGTATTATTATCTGCGCTTAAGGTTTTATTAGTTAATGTTTGCGTAGCAGTATCAACTACTACATTACCAGCTGAATCTGGAAAATCTATATTAATTGTAGTAGCAGGATCTGCTGCTCCTACCTGAGTAAGAAAACTACTACCAATAATAGAAATACCACTATCAGTAAGTCTAGTTACGTTACCTAAAGTAGCGCCTCCGAACTGATTGTATAATTCGGTAAAATTGTTATTAATCTTATTACCGGCCGAGCGCAAGGTATCACCTGTACCGTCATTAGCAGCCGAGCCAACATTAATTGCTTCTTGAACCATATCTATGCCTTAATTGATTAACATTATTTATATAGGTTATTAACCTAATTAGCTGAATCATATTGAGTATCGTATATACCTTTATCAAATGTAGATGTATATGTTTTAGGTAGACTTGCACTCGAATCTTCATCAAACGTAACAACTTGAATAACGTCTGAGTCATCCATAGTAAGTGAGTTTGGTGATAACAACTCTGCCATTGTGTAATTACTAATACTACCGATTTGAGCATCTGAAGCAACGCTCATAAACGTATCTACATCTTGACGATGAACCGTAAACACTGCGTCACCAGGATTCAGCAATGTGATATCTTTATCCGCTCTAATATCAAATGCTGCAACAACCTGGATAGAGATAAACTCTTCTGGTTTTTCTCCTACATCATCTTGTAAAACAGGTATTGGATTAATATTAAATGCTTCAATAACAAGCTCTGAACCAATAAAGAATCCAGCAGGATGTACAAATAATTTATACGTATCTAACCATTTACCTACCGGAACTGTACTTCTTAAAAGAATAGAAAGAGTTTGATATAACTTATCATTAGTAATATATTTAAGAGACTCAGGACCAATCTGAGATGCAGGATTTTTTATCTGCTGACCTGAACTATTGATACTGTCTTTCTCAAAATCAATAGCAGGACCTACCCTAAAGACGTTATTTTTAGGATATATTACTTCAGGATCAACTCCAAAAAAACCTCTGAAGAATTGCTCGATACTATATTTTGTACCCTTTGATCTATAAAGAAAGTTAGAGAACTTAACTGCTTCTCTTTTATTAATAAAACCTCCGAAGTATGCTTCTCCTAATAATAGCTCGTCTTCTAAGAAGGGTAGTTGAGCTTTAGGTACTGAAGTAGCATCTTTAGTAGAATATATTCTATTTAANATACCATTAGGATTAGAATCTTTNTCCATCCACTCATAATAAGATTCAAATAATTCTATTAGGTTAGGATTATCTTGAACTATATGATCAGGCAATACCTTTTCGATCTCAGCTCTATGAAAAGGTAGAGCTTTCCGATTGTTATCAAGTAAAGTTAAATCTCTTTTATGTGTCATTAGTTAAGAGCATTCGTTGATACTGCCTTAGTTGTAGACGCATCGGCATCATAAACTAAAAGGTCGTTTCTTGTAGGTGTAATAGCACTTTGGTTAGCAGGCACAGCTGCGAGTTTGANATAAGTAAATCCTCCAATAATAGATTGTGGATTAAAATAGTTAACTGTGGCGGTCCCTAAAACCGAATCAAAAGATCCGATATTATCTACTACGACTTCTGCTCCAGATACTAACACTATTTGTAAATCATTACTAGAAAGCTTATTTTGTATCTTACAAGT